TCATGGCTTTGAGGTATTCGAGCGCCATAGCCTGGATGATTTGCGCTCGGTAGATCGCAGGATGAAGGCCCCCGGGCGCGGCAAGAGGGTAGTCCGTCGTATCAGCCCCGCAGCGCACCTCCGGCGCGCGAAATAGCGGCATGTAGTGGGTTGGCTCCCACGATCATGGGGACGCTGCGGGCAGGTCCAGCAATCTCCGGCGTCAATCCACTGTGCCACCTCCGGCGGTTCCGCATAGCCGCTGATTAAATCGCCACCAAAGTGCGGGGAAGGTTCCCCCATACGGCAGGTCAAGACGTAGCTGCCATCACGCGGCGCGTCGGCAATGTCCTGCCACCCCTGCATCGCGGCTATCGCGACGCCGGCGATACGGCGCACGTCTGCCGGGTCGAAATGGTCAAAGGCACCCCAACCGATTTCCTTGGTAATCGCCAGCGCCATGCGCTCAAGCTGGTCAGCCATGATGCACCTCCAGCATTGCGTTGTGTTCGATGCCATCCAGCAGGCGGCCGGCGCGGCGTTTGTTGACGGCAAACATCGTCATTGCACCCGAGCCAGCCTGGAATGCCGGCAGCTTGAACATCGCCTTGCCGTTGAAGCGCTGGCTATCGGCGTGAAGCACGCACTGGTCGACCTTGCAGCGGCGCGAGGCCTCTGGACTGTGTTTCGGTGCCGGATCGTAGAGATCCTCAATCAAGTCATCGTGCATCGCGCAAACTGGCGCCCAATGGCCCCACTGCTTGAAAAAGAACGCTACATCGTTGGGCAGGCACCAATCGCGGGTGTCTCGGAACCACTGCGGATGTGCTGGCCGGGCGTTTGGCCCGCTTTCTCCGCCTGCTATGATCTGGTGGACAAACTCCCACCCCGACCAATTGACGGGGCCAAGTGCCGGCTCGTAGCTGACGAACTTTGCTGCCGCTGGCGTAGCGCGGAAACTCTCGCGATGCTCATCGGCGCGGGTCTGGTCTTCGACCGACACGCCCAGCCACACGTTGGGGAGCACGCCGTTGACCGTTTGCAGTAGGGTGCCGTAGCCGGCCGGACGCTTCTGCCACAATTTCATGTGCTCGATGCCGCGCGACTGCCACGAGCCATCGAGATATTCCCGCATCCGTGCGCTGCGTTTGGTCAGGATCATGTGCCTGTGCTGCGGGGTGAGCGCGCAGACTGCGAACACCTGGTCAATCCACGAGTCGGCCACACTTTCATGAAACGTGTCACCGTGAGCATTCCAGAAAATACGGCGCGGCGCGGTCCAGCGAAGGGGCTGCAATAAGGCAGGTTCGTGCAGGCGCACGTTGCCGTTCCAGATAGGGCCAGCCTTGGTCTGGTCGGTCAGCCCCTCGCGCGTGGCGTGGTTACGCATGCGGGTGCCGGCCAGCTTCATCGCGTAGCAGTTCGTGCAGCCGGGCGAGTGCACCGAACAACCGTTGATGGCGTTCACAGTGGCATCGGCCCATTCGATCTTGGTCTTGTCGCTCATGCTGCTCGCGCCTCCTCGCGCGGAAGGGAGGCGCGAACGTCGAGCAGGTTGCTCCACTGTTCGGCCAGGGCATCGGCCATGCCGGGGAAAGTTTCGCTCCGAGCGCGAGCGCGGTCTGCGGCGTGCTTGCCCCATCCGCTTTGGCGGTGGACGCGGCTCCATGCCTTGTGCTCGGCCGTGCCGGGGCGCGGGGGTGCCAGACGGTTGGTGGGCAAAACCTTGGGCAGGTTGATCAGTTCAAGGCCGGTGGCCTTGAAGAACGGGTCTCCAAACCACCAGGGTTGAACGAACTGGACGTGGCGCCGACCGGTGAGCCGGACAGCGTGGGCGTGCATGATGGGGTTCTCCAACGCGCGGCGCGGGATTTTTCCGCGTTCGCGACATGCGCGGTAGAAAGCAGCGGCGGCTTCGAGATCAGCCCAGCCCTTTGGATCGTGGCCATTGACGCGCCGACCGCCGACGTAAAGCCAGCGAACCCCGCTGTTGCACAGGCGGGTGCAGGGCGGATGCAGCACGGCCAGCAGATCCCAGCCATCATTGAGATGGTCGAGCAGGTTGCCGCGAATATGGCGATTGCTGCCATCGTCGGCCGGCTCGAGGTCGCAGGACCAGGCATCAATGCCACGGGCGAGGAACGCGCGGCGCAGCACACCGCTGCGCTCGCAACCGATCAGGACGCGCGCGCTCATTGGCCACCGCCGATCACGTTTGACGGTGTTTGCCAGTTCCATAGCCCCTGAAAGCCGCGCATAGGAATGGGCTCAGCCCAGACTTCGATCTCGAGCATAGGCCAGCCCCAGTTGGCGTGCTCGTCGCGGTCGCTGTCGTTCGCACGGGGGACGCCGAATTCTTCGGCGATTGCGGTGCCGAGGCGGGGTTCGCCGACGATCGCGGTGCCGATGCCGGCGGACATGGGCAATTCGCGTGCCAGCGCCGTGTGAAGCACTGCCCCGGCCTTTTCGGCGATCAGGCAGGTTTCTGCCCAAGATGGCGCCACTAGTGGAACTTCGCGCCAGCGGCACAGGTCGATCAGGAGTTGGATTTCGTCGCGCGGGCGCTTGGCGGCGCCAGCATGGATAACGATACGCTGCCCGATCAGCGAGGCGGGCGGACGCCAGCCCCGGAATTCGTAAGGCTTCGCGCCAGCTATAATCAGGCTTGCCCAAGGTTGCCAGATGGTCAGGGCTTTCATGCCGCCACCCGCATGGCTTCGTAGGCCTCGGTGCAGCGCCGCACGGCAGTTTCGAAGTGCTGGGGGTTGTGCTCGATGCCGGCAAAGGTCTTGCCTGCCTTGATGCACGCTACGCCTGTGCTGCCGGTGCCCATGAAGGGATCGCACACGGTGGCGCCGCGCACATTGCGGATGATCTTGTCCATGACGATGTCCGGTTTGACGGTTGGATGCCCGAAGTCTTTCAGGGCGCGCGAGCGGCATTCGATGACGCGCTTGAGATCGGCCAGGTCGCCGGCAGGGTGGTAGCCGCGTGCCCAAGCGTGGACGTATGTCTCGATCTCGGGTTGATAGTGCTTGTTGGCGACTGGCATCGGGGTAAGCTTGCGCCATACGCAGAGCGCGAAGCGGTGGAAGCTGCCCCGGCAATGGTCGAGGACGTCGGGCAGTTGGTCGTTGTGGCAAAACACGATCGCGGCGCCGCAGAGGAGGGGATTGACCACGCCCAGATCGAAGCCTTGATCGAGCTTCTCTTCGCGGATTTGATCGAGATGTGGCCGGCGCGCGCGGAAGGCGCCCCCGCCCGACGCTTGGAACAAATACGGAGGATCGAGCACGTCGGCGTCGAACCATCCGAGTTGCGGCCGAATCGTATAGGCGTCACCAAGCCAGAGGCGATGGGGGCCAATGCAAACGGCGTCGGGCAGGGGCGCAGTCATAGCGTCTTACTGGCCGGTCTGCACGCACGGTTGCGACGACGAGCAGTAGACGGTGCTGGGCATCGCGCCATCCCACTTCTGCACCCATTCATACCCGACGATCTTGGGGTTGTTGGCCAGGGCCTGGGCGCGGATGCGGATGGCTTCGGCTTCGGCGATGGCCTTCACCTTGGTGGCGTCGGCCTCGCCGCTGGCCTTGGCGACGGCCGCTTCGGCGTTAGCCTTGACTGTGGCGACGTTAGCCTGCGCGGCGAGGGCCTGCTGCTCGTTCTTGGTACGCGCATTGATCTGGTCGAGGATCGATTGCGGGATACGGATCGGGCCGGCCCAATAGAGTTGCTCGACATGGAGGCCGAACGGTTGGAAGTAGCGGCGGACATTGGCCAGCGCCTGGTTGATCAGCTTGGTCTTGCCGGCGCCGTAGATATCTTCGACCGACATGCCGGACGCGCCATCGACCAGGGCCGAGCGCACCGCATTGCGCAGCGGGCCGGCGACGATGCCCGCCATGTCCGTGCGATACTTCTGGAACAGGATCGGGGCCTTCACCGGATCGACGCGGTAGGCGATCGAGACATCGGCGGTGACGATCAGGCCCGACTTGTCCTGAAAGCTGAATTCCTCGTTGGCGCCGGTGCAGGTATTCTGATCGTCGCACCGGGCTTCGTTGGTCCAGGCATAGTTGGAGGTATAGATCGGATACTCATAGATATCGGTGCCAATGCCGGTCCAATAAGTGCCCACACCCAGCGACTTGTCTTGCACGCCGGCAGCGGAGCCATAGCGCTCCACCTTCACGCCCACATGGCCCGGCTCGACACGGCTGCAGCCCACCAGGGCGCAACTCGCCAAGGCGAGAATGATCAGTTTTTTCATGGTTGGTCGGTCCCTTCACGGTTGAAAATTTCAGCGATGCAGATCCCGTCGACCGCGACGACGAGCAGCGAAAGGAGAGCAGCACCCAACAAGGCACTGTCGTTTTGGAGGTTGACCAGGGCAGGGACGATCACGCGGAACACCGCGATGTTCGTGCCGACAAGAATGGCGCCCAACACCCAGAGCATGATGTGATTGTGTCGCTCACACATGGGTAGGCGCGCCATCACGCTTCACGCCTGCGGAGGAGCCAGCGCAAACCCGGTGCCGACAGGTAACCCAGCGCGGCACCGGCGGTCGTAACGACGAGCGTGGTGCTGGTGGGTTCCAACCGAACCAGCCCGTAGCTCAGCAGACCGGCAGCGGCCGCCCTCGCGGTGGCAGGCAGGGATGCGCGCAGGATCTTGCGAAAACGGTTCATGCTTCGGTCTCCGGTCCATAGAGGGCGTCAAAATGAGGCTTCATGTTGATCCGCCACTGGCGCGCTGCGGCGAGGCGCGCGGCGCGGCTTTCGCGGCGACGGCGTGGGGCGGGCACCGGCTCTGGCGCGGTTTCGGGGCCGTAGAGCGCATCGAAGCGGGCCTTGTTGGCCTGGTGCCAGGCGCGGGGATCGCGGGTGTCGTTCTGGGCGAGCGAGCCGTGATCGTAGGGGAAGTAGGCGGGGGCGGCGCGCGGGGGCATCAGGCGGCCCTCCGGCGGGGCGCGCGGCTGCCACCGTGGAGCAACTGGCGCACGGGCACGCCGGCACGGGTGCAGTCGATGCACCAGGCCGCGCCGTGGCGCGTGGTCCATCCGGCCGGCACGATGGCGTCGGGCGAGCGGTGTTCAGCGCCGCATTCGCACTGGATTACGATCGTCTGGCCCTGCAGCGAGACGGGTTGCGCGGATCGAGGAAGACGCATGGCAGGTGTTCCTTTCAGGCAAAAGGACGCTGGGCGCGGTCAGGCCGCATCGCTGCGAGGGCCGCGCGCAAAGGCACGTGCCAGAGCAGAAATCGTCAGGATGGGGGCAACGACGGCGACACCGCCGATGATGCCGGAAAGGATAGAGTTCGTTCCCTCAAAGAAAACTTTGAAGAAAAGGAAGCAAAGGGCGATCAGGTTGTAGCCAATAAGGACGAGGCAGACTTCGCGCTTGATGTTCATGTTCAGTCCTTTCAGACGAAAAGAGAGCGCATCCGGGATCGAGGCCGGAAAAAGGCGCGGGTTGTTTGGCGGTCTAAGTGTGGTTAGCCGGGCAATTCAGGCGGCGCGGCACCGTCGAACAGTTCGGGCTGCACATCGTCACGCGGGCGCATGATCTCGATTGCGTCCTGGCGGGAGACCGGGCGCATCGGCAGCGTCACGCGCGGGTTGGGGATCGCGCTGGGCGCAATCCCGTAATCGTATGTCTCGCTGGCCTTCCAACTGTGCCCGCAAAACAGGTTGGCGCATTGGTAATAGATGTCCCTGTGCGTCGGGGTGACTTCGCGGCTCGTGCGGCGCTGGCCCGCCGTGTTGCAGTGGGGGCAGCGCAGCCGATCCGAGCGTCCGGTGGGAGTGCTGTTGTGGCCGATTTCGGGAAGGGGGTGAGCCATGGTCAGCAGCGCCCCCCCGTAATGCCTGCGGACCAGCGATGGTCGCAGACCGGGCTCCGACAAGTGAAAGTGAGCAAGACGCCCGTGCGCGTGGGCTTGGTCGACTTGGCCATGTGCGGCGCGCCGCAGCGCGAACAGGTCACCCTGGTCGAATTTTTGGCGGGTGCCGCCATGCGATGATCGGCGGTGTCCAGGTTGATGATGTCCCCCCCACGCATGGTATCATGCGTCTCCCTGTTTGTGGCGATCGAGAGCGGCGAGGCCATCGGTGATGGCCGCCAGGGCCTCTTCGCCTTCCTTGCGGGCACGGCGGCGGGCCGCAGGGTCTGAAGGGTGCAGGGCAGCGTCGATCAGGGCCGCCACGGCCTCGCCGCTTTCCTTGGCGGCTTCGGCGGCGATTTCGGCAAGGTTCACATCGCCGGGCGCGTGGCTGGCGATTTCCAGGCGCATCGCCATGAGGCGATGGAACGGGGCATAGGTGCCGCCATGGTCCATGAAGGCGCGATCGAGGCGCTCGGCGTCGATCATGCGGATTTCGGTTTCACAATCGTGGTCGGACCAGTGGCGCACGGCGCGGCCGCTGACACCGCAGACGGCGCCGCAGCGGTCCCATCCGATCACCGCGGCGACCTGGGTAAGGGTGTGCTGATAGGTCAGCGGCTCGCGAAGCTTCGTCATGCCGCGTGGCCCCGCTGCAAACCATTGGATTGATTGAAGGCGACGCGCTGCGCGCCATTGTCTACGCCGCGCCAGGCAGGCGAGGGGCCGAGATCGGCCGGGTAGATATCGGGGCGCAGAAGATGACGGGAAATGCCGGTAGCGGCTTCGACTGCGAGGACGTGCTCTGCGGGCAGCCGCTTGGAGGAGTTGAGCCACTTCCAGACTGCTGTCGCGGAGACTTCGCACATGCGCGCAAGTTCGGATTGAGACCCTGTGGCCTCAACGGCGGCGCGCAATGCATCAAAAGGGGATAGGTTCGCAACCATGGTTGTCATATGCCTGCGACTATGGTGGCAGTCAACCACCATATTGCGCCTTCGCGCCTAACAACTTCAGTTGTAGGCTTTAGCGATGATAGAACCCGACCGCCTAAGGGCGGCTATGACAGCCGCAGGTGTGAGCCAATCTGAACTGGCTCGCCGCACAGGGCTCAGTGCGTCGATGATCGGCAAGCTCGCTCGAGGTGAAGCCCGTCAATCGGCCCATATCTTTGAGCTTTCGCGCGCTTTGGGTGTTGCGCCGGAATATCTTAACGGTGAAAGTGATTTGGCCACGTTGCCTGACGGGCATGCGGCACGTTCCGTTGTGTTAGATGTTGTGCCGATTGATCCTGACCAGGTCGAAATCGATATGATCGATCTGGCCTTCGGCATGGGCGGAACCTTTATCGACACCGACCACGTTAACATCGAAAAGGTGGGCTTTTCCCGCAAATGGCTCCGGCAGTTCACCCAGGCGGCGCCAAGCCAACTCTTCACCACCAAAGGCATCGGCGATTCGATGCAGCCTACGATCTCCGATCACGATATCGTGGTGGTCGACCGATCGGAACGGCGCCCAGAATTCGGCGACAAAATCTGGGCCATAGTCTTCGGCGGCGTGGGCATGATCAAACGCCTCCGCCCCATGCCGGATGGTTCGGTGCAAATCAGCTCCGATAACCAGTTAGTCCGTGACGCCCACGCCTTCGACGGCGAGTTGCACATTATCGGCCGAGTTGTGGCCATTGTCAGGAAGGTTTGACTACAGAATGCTTGGACTTCGTTTGGCAGCGAGCGTGACTTTAATCGTGAGCTTGACAGCGTGCGGAAAGCCGAAAAGCATCCAGCAAGCTTCACCCGCTGTTCGTGAAGTGAATGTCACCGGCCCCAATATCAATATCCGCGTGGAGCAGGATAGCCGGGTTACCGAAAACTCTACTATCAATGAGGTGGGGCGCATTGTGGAAGATGTGGCCCGCGCGCTAAAGGATGGCGTTCCTGGCCCTACATCTGAAACCAAGCGGGTTGTTTTTGATGTGCGGTTTGGAAAACCCGCAAAAAGCGGTGATTTTGCTCCTGACCGCTTCGGTACCATATCGTTCCCGCTCGAAGCTCTGAAGTCTTTCGAGCCGAGTGGGCAATCGGCCATGAACTTGGCTGAAAGCTATGAATTAGGTTCAGGACAGTCAGCGGAAGATGGTGTTAAAAGTTGTCTGGAAGGTAGCTCCTTCGTTGCCAACTCGCGCGGCTTTTGTCGCCTGGCTATTGTAGCGGCTAGCCGAGACGGGCGGCGGTGAACCCCTATTTCCGCCATGAACTTGCCTATAACGGCGAAATGAACGTCATCGGCCGTGTTGTGGCTGTTGTGCGAAAGGGGTGATTGTATGGACCGCCGCTTGATGCTTGCAGGAATACTCGCACTGATCGTGGCACCCGCGCCTGCGCTGGCTGCGCGGCGGAAGGCTGCGTCATCCTCGCCACGCCGTTCAAGGGGTGTGCGGGGCAATGCCTATGTTGGTGGCGGGGGCGACAAGAACGCCAGCTATCCCAATTGTGCCGCTGCCCGCGCCGCTGGCGCCGCGCCGCTGCGCGTTGGCGATGGCGGATACTCGCGTCGTCTCGATCGAGACGGCGACGGCGTTGCGTGCGAATAGTTCGATAATAAAGGGGACCACCTAATGAGAAAACGCTATTTTGTTGCGGCTGTTATGGCCGCGACGCTGTCGGCGTGTGGTGCACACAAGAATGACGATCAAGGTTCTGCGGAGCAATCCAAAGCCGCAGAACCTACCCCGGTTATGGATGCTGCGGGCATCGTCAAGCAATTGAGCGCGCAGGGGCTAAAAATTGAAAACGTCGTTGCCGTGACGGAAGACAGCGATTCAAACCATCTTCTGGGGCGACCTGGGCAGTATACCAGCAAGGCATTTTTCTATGATGCCCGTCATCCCAAGTCTGCTGATAGCGACGAGGGAGAGAACACGATCGAAGTGTTTTCCAATTCTGACGATGCCAAGAAGCGCCATGATTATATTGCAAAAATGACGGATGGCGTCCCGGTTCTCATGCAATATCAGTTTTTGCGGGGATCTGTCTTGCTTCGCCTTGATTATATTGCCGCGCCTTCGGAAGCGAAGGAATACGAGGCCGCGTTAGCAAAGGTAGTTAGCGGATGAGGGCTTTTGATCCAATTCCGATGGTGAACGGACACGTCCATACTGGCGGCAGGGCGATGGCTAAGGCACAATACCTATATGCCTACGCTCTCTGCCCTGGTCGCTATGACGGCCTTCACCGCCTGCCCCAACCCGATCGTGCATGATGGGGATACGATCCGCTGCGGAATCGAGCGGGTGCGCCTGGTCAACATCGACGCGCCGGAATTGGCGGGCAGCGAGCGGTGCAGCGCCGCGTCCCGCCGTCGCCTTGCCCACAGTCGCAACCCGGCCTGGTGCGATAGCGCGCTCGGCGAAAGATCGAGGGATGCCCTGACCGCGTTGATCGCGCGGGGGCAAACCTCGATCGCGCCGGTGGGCCGTGACCGGTATGGTCGGCTGTTGGCTCGGGTGTTGGTCAACGGCCGCGACGCGGGGGCCTATCTGATCGGCCAAGGGCTGGCGCGAAAGTGGCGCTGATGATGCGATGCTCATCGTTATTGGCGGCGGGATAAAAGAGATCGTTTATGCGAGAATATCTAGGCCCTGTTTCGCCCCGCGAAAAGCTCGAGCGGAATAAACAAATCTACGCCGACCGGCTGGCAGAGGTCTCTGTTAAGGAGATCGCTGAAAAGCATCAGATTGGCGTAGTGCGTGTGCGGCAGATTTATCACCGCCAACGAGCATTAGCCGCCGTAGCCGCGGCGAAGGCACTAAAGGACACGGCATGCTGAAAATCATTGTCGCGGATGAAGATTCTCAGGTGCGGGTGGGTGAGTTCGAGCTACCCATCGCTCCAACAATCGGTGCAAGCATCGCCATTCCATATCCAGATGAAGAAGTTGGGATGGCGTTCTACAATATCTCAGATTTGGTCATCGTATCAGTCGGTTCCTTCTGCCTTCTTGATAGAGACGACAGAGTGGAGGGGCCGGCGATCATCGCATTTGGCGCGAAAGTATAAGGGAGGCAGTGCGGGAGGTAGGTGTGAGGCCTGTTTTTGGTTTGGCTGCAATAATCATTGGGAAAATAAACCCAGAAAATCAATGCCTCTTAATAATCTGGGGTGGACTGTTTATGAAAACTGTCAGCGCAAAGTTGCCATTGAAATACATCGACGCTTTGGATCGATGGCGTCAAGAGCAAAGCGATCCTCAGCTGACGCGAGGAGATGCTCTGGAGCATTTTGTCGCAATCGGGTTGGGCTTGGAACCTCCAAGTTTTGTGGGACGGGCTCGACCCGTTTCGCAGGCGGAAATGGATGAAAGAGGCAAGCAATACTGCCAGCTGCTAGAGGAGCTTGGTAGCTACGCGGCGGTTGCGAGAGAAGTTGGGTATTCTGTATCTACCGTCACCAGAGTGATCACGCGATATCAGAGAAGAAGCAGATCGTAACCTGTCTTCAATCACTCAACGGTTTGTTCGCCGCCAGGATGTACCATCTGGTTCATGCTGTTGAGGCTAAGCGATTTCGAGCGTCAGCTTGGTGCTGAACCCGTTGGCCCCGTGGCCATGATCGGCGCTGGTCACCTTCCAGCGTTCCTTGTCGATGTGCGGGCGAAAGCCTGAAAGCGTCACGCGCGTGCCGGGCACGGCGCGGGCATCGCCATAGGGCAGGGTGATGTCCACCGTGGCCGAGGCGCGGCCCAGGCGGCCGTTTTCCGCCTGCACAGCAGCCTTGGCCGCTGCCTCGTTGGGATAGACGCGCTTGAGGCGGCGGCGGTTGGTGCCGCCGGCGGTCACCGTTTTGCGCGTGGCCGAATCCTGATCGTGCCACTTGGCCTCGGCGCCATCGTGCCCCTTGTCGCGCGCGGCGCGGCGCCAGTTGACGCTGCTGCACTGCTGGCGCGTGATCGTCATGGTAGGCAGGGCCTTGCCGCTGGGCGTGGTCGCCTTGCCGCGCGGGGCAAAGATCAGGGTGCCGGCCTTGACCGTGGCCACCGCATCGAAATGGCGGCCTAGATCGCGGACGAACTGCATATCGCTTTTGTTGTGCTGCTCTGTGGCCGGGATCGCCTGATCGGACAGATCGGGGTGACAAGCGGGGGTAAGGCCATTGTCAGCTGCCACCTTGGCGATGATCGCCCCGACCGTCTGGCCCACCCAACTGCGCGTCTTGCGGGTGCGAAAGCCGCCTTTCAGGTCTGCCCCGTGCGCGGTGATCGAGACGCGATCCGGCGGGCCGCTCCAGGTGAGCTCGTCCACCACGAAGCTGCCCTTGTCGACCAGGCCCAGCGGCACGCCGGTGCCCCGCGACCAGCCCAGCCATACCGCGAGGCGCGCGCCCTGGCGCGGCGGGATGAACGCGCCATCGGTATCATGCACGACGATCTCGAGCTTATCGGCCTCCTCGCCCTCCTTTTCGCTCAGGCGCAGAGTCAGCAAGCGCGGAGCAATGGCGGTTGTCAGATCCTGGCCATCGAGCGTGACGCGCCAGTTCGCGCGGGGCTGGCTATAGGGCGATTGGGCGCCAGTGGAGGTGGGCACGCTCGCCATCACGCCACCCGCGTCAATTCGATGGTGAAGTCGATCTTGCGGGCCTGGCCGGTGTCGATCAGGTTCGATCCGCCATTGGCCACGCGATCGATGGTATAGGTGCCCAGGATGCTGCCGGTGCCGTCCATCAACGGCCAAGCCTCGCCCTCACTGGCCATTTCCGCCAGGGTTTCGATGGCCGAGGCGCTGCCGGCAAGCTCTGGCACCAGGGTGCCGGTGAGCGTCACCTTGTCATCCCCCACGCCCACGAACTGGCTGGCGGCGGGCGCCAGGAAGCGGTCGTCGCGCGCGTGGCGAAACGCGCGGTCGCGCTCGATGCGGTCGGGGAGCATGGTTTGGCTGTCGAACACGAACAGGCCAAGGGCAAAAAGCATGGGACGCCTCGCTTAGAAATCATCGCCCATGTCGCCACCACCGCCGCCAAACTTGCGCTCGATGATGTCGGCAACACGCTTGGCAAGGTCATGGGCATCCTCGCCGGGCTGCTGGTAGATGTTCAGCGTCAGGTTGAGGTTGGGCACGGGGCGCGAACGATTAGCCTGGGCCGCCGTTGCCTTGTGGTCGGCCATGGCGGCGGTGGGGCCTTCGAGAGCGCGGGCCTGGGCATCGACAACACGGCTTTTCGCATCGGCCAACGATGGGGATGCCAGAGCCAGAGCACCTGCGCCTGCAACGCCAGCAGCCATCTTGCTCATCGCGCCAAGAGGCTGGCGCGCGTTGCCCTCGATGCCGGCGCCCAGCCCAGTGGCGATGTGGCCGCCCATCTGCATCATCAGCCGCGAAGGGCTTTTGATGTGGAAGAAGTCTTTGAAAGCTTGGATGCCGTTGCGCGCTACGTCGAGCAGCTTGTTCCGCAGTCCGAAGGGATCAATCATGGCCAGCAGGCCTTGCATCATCATACTGCCAATGTTGCTAAGCCAAGCTGGCGCGGCCGAGAGCGTGTCTTTCACCCACTGCCAACCGGCACTGAATGCGGCCTTGATCTTGTCCCAATGCGAATAAATCAAGTAGCCGGCGAGCGCCAAACCAGCGACTATCAAAAGTGGACCGGCGCCGATTGCCGAGAAGATCGGCAAGAGGAACGTGGCTGCCCCGCGCACCATCATGAACACGTTGCGCAGCGAGGCGAACCCCGACAGCACGGAGCCGAAACCGAATTGCAACGCTCCGAGTGCTGCCTTGCCGGCGATAAAGGCGGTGACCAACTGCATCAGGCCCTTGGCCGTTTCGGGATTGGCCTGCGCCCAGCGCGACACGGCGGAAACACCCTGGTTCACCCACCCGAAGAACTCGGTCATCGCCGGGAGCAGCGTGGCGCCCAGCGTGATCGCTAGGGCGCTCATGGTGCCCTTGAAGCTTTCCCAGGCGACGCTGGCATCCTGCGCCTCGCGCTGGCGGAATGCGGCATCGACGGTGCCGCCGCTCTTGGCCAGATCGCCGCGGATCTTGCGATAGTCCTGCATATTGAGGATCAGGGTGCGCAGGGCCGATTGCGCCTGCATATCCTCCACCACCAGGCCGAGCTTGGACAAGTCGCCGCCGGTGGCCTTCTGGGTGATCTCGGCAAGGGCCTCCATCGGCGTCTTGCCCTTGGCATAGGCGGCCTTGAGCGCGGCGGGCAGGTCCACGCCGAAGTTCTTCTTGAAGGCGTTCTGCACCGTGGGCGAGTTGACCTTGGCCAGCAGGTTGGCGACGTTGGTGGCCGCTTCCTCGCTGGTGCCCGCGCCGCGCCGGGCGATTTCGAGCGCGGCGGTCAGGTCGGCCACGGCGCCCAGGCCCGACTGGCCCAGTGCCTGGGCCTGCGCCGTCAGGCTGGGGAAGTAGCGGGCCATGTCCTTGACTTCGAACGCGCCGACGTTGCCGCCCGCCGCCATGATGTCGAGCGCTTTGCCGGTGTCGCCCAGGCCCACTTTCAGGTTCTGCAGGTTGGCCGAGGCGGCGGCGGCGCCATCGGCAATGTCCACCTTCATCGCCGTGCCGAGCCGGCCGATCGGGCCGATCATCTGCATGGCCTCGCGCGGATCGATGCCGAAGCCCGACAGGGCATCGACGCCCGAGCGCATGGCCTCGGGCATCTGGTGCGCCGCCTCGGCCGCGCGCAGGATGCCCTGGGCCATGGCATCGGTCTGCGCCTGGGTGAGGTTGGCCTTTTGCGCGATGTCGACCATGCCGGACGAGAAATCCATCGCGGCCTTACCGGCGAGGACCAGTGGCGTGGCGAGGCCTGCGGCACCGAGCATGTTGTCGGTGCCGGCGCTCTTGAGCTGCTCGCCGCGCTGGCCGATGCGATTGGTATTGGCGTTGAAAGTGTTGATCGCTTTCTGCCGATCGATCTGCGTGTTCACGCGCTCCAGCTGCGCCGCAAGATCGCGCTGCCTGGCCGTCATGTCTCCGGTGTTGTCCGCACCTTTGGCGATCTGCGCGTCGAGATCCTTCATCTCCTTCTTGAGATCGCGGGCCTGGCGGAACATGCCTTTGAGTGCCTGGTCGCCATTCCTGCCCAGGCCGATCAGGTTCTTGAGCGCGCCCGAGAGCTTGTCGTTGCCGACGAACGACACGATCAGGGACAACTTGTTGCTGGCCACGGGGCTACTCCGGTTTGTTCATGCGATTCCACGCGGCAACGGCGCGGCGGTGCCAGTCGAGCAGTTCGGCCAGGTCCATTCCGGCCAAATCCGACAGGGACCAGTGGTACACAGCCGCGATATCGGCGATCAGGGTTTCGACGGTCAGGCCGTCATCGCCGCCATCGCTTCGCGCTGGGCCTTGCTCAGAAAAAAACCGACCACCGTGCCGACCACTTCGGCAAAGTCATCGGCCTCGAGGCTGTAGAACTCGTGGGCGACGATGGCAGGCGTGGTGATACGCGGGATGATCTTGGCAACGGCATCGACATCCGCCGCGATCAGGTCGGTCAGTTTGGTGCCACGCAGATCGCCCCCCTTGGGTTTGCGGATGGTGAGGCTGGTAATCCGGCCGCCTTCACGCTTGATGGACTTGGCGAGAGGTACGACGACGCTGGTGCTGGTAGCGGCCTTACCGGGTGCGGCCTTCGCGGGCGTGGGTATGTTATCGGTCATAGCGGACGATCCTTGTTTGGACGCGCGGTCTGGTGAAGGCCCCTGCCGGCAGGACCGCCTTTCCACCGGCAGGGGACCGGGCGCGAGAGGGCCGCCCGGATCTGGTGAAGGGATTAGCGGCCGAGCGCGGCGCGGATCTCGGCGTAGCGATCGACGCCGAAGACGATGAAGACCATGTTGATCAGGTCGATCTCGATCCAGTCGACACCATCGACGATCAGGCGGTAATAGCTGCAGCCGACCTTGTATTTGTGGGTGCTGTTGTCGCCGGGCTTGCCGTTGCCGAAGTCGATTTCGGTATAGCGGCCCATGCAGACGACTTCGACGCTCTGCACCTGCCCGGTGAGATCGTTCTGGTAAGCGCCGACAAAGCGGACCAGGCTGGCGGCGAGCGAGGTGGCGCCGAACTGTCGCAGCGCCGCATCGATCATGCCGCCCATGGAAAACTCGAACTCGAGCTTGTCGAGGCCCATGTCGATCGGCACCGGGCCGATCATGCCGCCGCCGCGCCAGTCCTCGGTCTTGATGACCAGCTTGGGGACGGTGACTTCCTCGGCCTCGGCCAGGTGACCGACGCCATCGAGCAGCATGTCCATCTGCTTCAGCTTGAAGGGGAAACCCATGGCAATGCTCCTTTAGGCGGCCAGCTGGCTGGCAAAGTCGGCGTAATATTTGTCGGTCACGCGCTGGTTGAGGGAGAGGCCCTCGAGCGGGGCCACGCCGGTGAAGTCGTAGTCGATCACGGCCTGGCCATTGGCGAGGTCGGCCGCCTGGTTGAGCGCGGGATCGTACCAGGCCTTGCCGCCGATCAGCCGGCCGGCGGTCACGTAGGAGCGCAGCCTGGCGTTGATCGTGTCGATCGTGTCCTTGACCAGCATGACGGTCATCGGCTTGTCGGCCGCCCAGGCCAGGCCCTGCTCGATCTCGTCGGCGATCACCTGCGAGGTGCGCACCACGCTTTCGAAGGCATAGAGCGGTTCGTCGCTGCAGGTACGGTTGCCCCAATAGCGATAGCCGCCGCCAAAGCGCACCAGCGTGGTGATTCCGGCGGCATTGAGCAGCGCGGCATCGGTTTCCGTGCTGTTCAGCGCAAAGCTGACGTCTTGGGCAATCCCGGTCACGCCGGTGACGGTGATGTTGGAGATCGTCTTGTGCCAGCCCATGTCGGCATCGATCTGGGCGCGCATGCCCATGGCGCGGGCGACGGCATCGCCGGCAAAGCTGCTCGACCAGTTGGGCCAGATCATCATCATTTCGCGTTCGCCGAAGTTCTCGCGATAGGTGAGCGCCTCGGCCACCGTGGTGCCTTCGCCAGCGAAGTAGAGGAAGCCGCGCAGCTTCTTGGCGACGCCTGCAAAGTGCGCGGTGACCGCCTCGCTATCGAGCGCAGGGGCGCCCAGGATGCGCGGGCGCACCTGCAATTCGGCTTCGGCCGTGATCAGCTTGTCGATGCCGGCGATGGTCAGCGCGTCCTGCGCCTGGGCATCGGCGCCCACGCCGACACGCACCAGCACGATCACCGGGCTGGAGACGTCGGCAATCGCAGCGAGCGCGGCGGGCAGGGTGCCGGTGGCGCCGATGGTGGCCAGGGCCTTACGCACATCGGTGATCAGCACGCGGCCATTGAGAGGGAAATCGTCGGCCGGGGCATCGGGCGCGGTGCCGACCAGGCCGATCACGGCGGTGGACTGGGAGGCAATCGCGCGACTGCCTGCGGTGAGAAAATTGGTCTTGATGCCGTGCATGGCTGGCTCCTGTTCAGGCGGCGCGGATGGACAAGCGGGTGAGGGGGATAGTCAGGCGAGTAAGGCTGTTGGCGATCGCGCCGGTTTTGGTGCCGACGATCTCGGCCACGGCCTGGCCCGAGGCGAGCTCGCCCGCGATCGCGACCTGGCGCACGACGATGCGCGGCTCCCACCTGGCCAGGGCAAGGGCGATACCCATCGATGCGAGCAGCGCGGTCGCGCGGTTGGTCGGCCGGTCGACCAGATCGGCCAGGATGCAGCCGTAGTCGCGGCGCATCGTGCGCGTGCCGAGCGGGGTGGACACGATGTCCTCGCACGACTGCGCGAGGTGATCGTCGCCCGAGAGCGGCGCGCCGGTTAGGCGGTTCATGCCGGTGAGGCTGGTCACAGCGGCCCTCCGCTCTGCGCGGCGCCTGCCTGCACCTGGCCGTGCTTGTGGGACTTGAGGCTGATGCCGGCGGCGGTCACGTCTTCGCCCGCCTCGACTTTGCCCGACACGGTGAGATCGCCGGTCAGCGCCAGCTTGCCGCCATCGGGCAGGACAAAAGCAAGAGTGTGGCTGTCGGGATCGTAGGACAGCACGGCGCCATCCTTAAACTGGATCAGCGGCATAGCGCTGTTGCCCGGTACAGGGAAAGCGTTGCAGGCGATGCCCCCGATGGCGATAGCGGCGCCGATCTCGCCCGCCGGACAGAGCACCAGGACCTGCTCGCCCACGGTGGGCGGGCACCACACGCGGGTGCCGCCCATGCGGGGCGCGGCCCAACGGATCGGGCCGGTCTGCAGATCCTCGTCAATCTCTACCACGCATTTGCCGGCGGCATGATCGACCGCGACCACGCGCCCAAAGCGCAGCAGTTCGTCGGGATCGGTCAGGGTGCTTTCGGGCGTTCTCATGATGCCACTCAGCCACCGGATCGCGGCGGGGGCCATGGGGGCCGATTGTAAGGCCGGCGTTTACAACGCGCGCGGGTGGCAGGAAGGCCGGGGCAGCGGCAAGCCCAGGCCATGGCCGACAGCACCACCGCAATCGATCTATCGCAACTCCCGGCGCCCACCGTGGTCGAGCAGATGTCCTATGAGGATATCCGCGCCCAGGCCGTCGCCAAGCTGCTTGCGGATTTGCCGACCTTCGACGCCACGGTCCTGAGCGATCCGGCGGTCAAAGTGCTCGAGGTGTTCTGCTACCGCGAGATGCTGTTGCGCCAGACGTTCAACGAGCGCGCGCGCCAGGTCATGCTGGCCTATGCCAAGGGCAGCAATCTCGACCAGCTGGGCGCGCTGCTCAATGTCGCGCGGCTCCCTGGCGAGCAGGACGACCCCTACAAGGCGCGTATCCAGCTGGCGCCCGAAGCCTTTTCGGTGGCCGGCCCGGCCAGC